ACTTGCACATGCTTGTGATCTCCAACGACTTCAATTTTATCTTCTACTGTTGTTTCTGTTAGTGCCATATTGGCCTCCTTTATTTATCGTGGCGTGATTGCCACCTGTCCGACCCAATCTCTGAAAGGGTTATGAGTTAGTTTTATAAGTACCTGCTATCATAAGGTATCTACCCGACCCTGCCGAGGCTGGTGCGCTACTAACTGTTCCATTATTTGTAAATACTCCAGAGTTAGTGCCAGTATTTAGGTATCCACCCGATGCGTTTGGGGTATATGTATTGTGTGATGAACTAAAAGTGCCGTAGTAAGCCCCACTAGCAGTAGTAAAAGGCAACCCTACAAAGCCTCCTGTTGAAGAACTTACAGCGAATGCTCCCCCACTATACCATTGAAAGTGGACAAGCCCCCCAACTTTTACATACAGTCCAAGACCAAAAGCGCCCCCTGACACTCCATTTAGAGTCAGCTGGAAAGTCCCCTCTTCATAATCATTCAAAGCGTTAGCGGCGGCGGTGTCTGCGTTAAACTTTAGTCCGTCACTGTCAATGCGGATACGTTCTGATGAATCAGTAGCAAACCTCATATAATTACTAGCGTGGCTATACCCGATATAACCTCTGTATCTTTCACCACCAGAAGTTCCGTCTGCCATCATCAAATAATTTTCACCATCCGATGGACCTACCATAGTAATCCCACCCTCATTAGGAGTGTTTACAACTAGCTGATTACCATAATACGAAGAGGCGGTTGTTAAACCAATACCAACTCGGCCTGATGAGTCTATGCGCATACGTTCAGCAAGTCCACCAGCTTCAGGCTTTGTAAATATTACTAAATTAGAACCTGCGTCATCACCAGCGTTATTATCACTTGTAACTGTTTCTGCTCTTATCTGCGCAACCATTTTAGAGTTTGCATTTTCTGGAGAGCTATTATTGGAATTAGCATTATTAACAAATGTTATAGCCCCAGCGTTATATCCGTTATTATTAGCTACAGCTCCAAGTTCAAGGTAGCCAGAGTTTGCACTGCCGTCTGGATCATAAACTGTTAGAGTTTTAGAGTTACTATCATATCCACTCATAAGCCTTCCAGTAGCACCAATACCAACGTTGCCTGATGCGTCTATGCGCATACGTTCATCGCCATTATTTCTAAAGGCAATAGAACCTGCTTCATAGTTTTCTATATAACCACTGGTGTTAAAAGCATACAAATCAAACCCATTAGTACCACCTGAACCAGATGCACTGTCAGTAAGTTTAACGTGTGCGCCATTACCACTTGAGTTTCTTATTTCTAATCCTGTACCTGTACCACTTTCAAAAGATGGACTTGAAGTTCCAATACCAACGTTGCCTGAATAATTAATAACCATTCTGTCAGCAATCGTGCCGCTAATTTCTGTCTGGAATCTTAAATCACTATTAGTAGGTGAGTTTTTAGTAGCATAAATACGAGATTCTGCACCACCTTCTTCAAGTGTAAGTTTAGGAGGTGAACCAGTTAGCCCTGAAAGATGTAAGGTAGTGCTAGGCGAACTCGTCCCAATACCAAGCCGTTCAGCACTAGCATCCCAGAAGAACTTAGCAGTTGTGCCTGTGTCCTCGTAGAAGCTGATGTCGCCGCCTTCTGTAATTCTTAATGCCTGAACCTCGCTTACATCTATTTGAAATCTTGGGGATGAACCTGAGTTAGTAGCATCCACATCTAATATTGTAACTCCGTTCAAATCAGAATATAACTTTGTGAAAGAACTGTTACTGCCATTTCTAATTGTTAGGAAAGATGAAGTATCGCCACTATTAACAGTTAAACCATCTGTTACAGTTGTTCCTGTAACGTCAATACCTGTTGATGTTGTTTGAAACTTCTGATTGCCATCGTGATATATTCTAACTTCACCATCGGCATTTCCAAACAGATAAGTTTCACCTGTATATTTACCGATAATAACATCATTGCCACGAACATATAAATTTCCAGTACCTGCATCATCAACATAGCTATTAGACCCATCATGGTAAATCTGTAGGTCAGACCCAGCACCGAAGATGGCTTTGTCGTTGTCACCGAATGACAAGTTACCCGTCATGGTATCGCCAGCAACTTCAACATAACGTGCATCTGATGCAGTCTTAGTATAATGATCTGCTAATACAAACGTACCATAAGCTACAATATCAACTACATCATTTACTGATGCACCTGATGCTAATGTAATGCTTGTACCATTTGTAGCTGTGAAGTCTGTGCCAACTAATAGTTTAACACCATTGAGATATACATCAATATAGCCAGTATCATACGTAGCGGCAAAGACTGTTTGACCTGCTGTAGCTGTATAAGTCTTACGTTCTGATGTACCATTAACCGCAGAACCAGCAGCTTGCCAACCAGAACTACTACGAACAAACATAATGTTACTTGTAGTATTAAAGTATAATGCACCTGTAATAAGTGCATCACCATCATTGTCTACTGTAGGAGCAGATGATTTAGCACCTAAGTATCTATCATCAAAGTTATCATAAGAAGCTGCCGCCGCATTCTGGCTAACCAAGGCCGCCGCCGCTGAATTAGCGGATGAAGTTGCTGAAGTTGCCGCATTGGTTGCACTTGTAGCTGCATTCGTCGCCGAAGTAGCGGCAACAGTAGCTGAACCTAAGATACCATCTACATACGTTTTATTAGTAACATCAGTACCAGCAGTAGGTGTAGCAAGACCAGTGATCTTATTGTTACCCATTGCCAATGCACCAGACATCGTATCGCCTGTCTTAGCTACCCGTGTATCACGCTGAGTATCTGTATATACTTTTGTAGATACATCTTGTGCTGATGTAGGATTACCTACGCCAGTAATCTTATTCGTAGACATGGCTATTGCGCCTGTCATCGTGCCACCAGCTTTTGGTAGTTTAGTCGCAATGGAGTTTGTTACTGTTGTGCTGAATGCATCATCATCATTTAGAGCATCAGCTAGTTCACCAAGAGTATCTAGCCCTGCACCTGCATCACCAACTAATGTAGATATTTCATCGTCTACATATTTTTTAGTGGCTGCATCAAGATCAGAACTAGGTGCTGTTAGATTAGTAATAGTAGCAGATGTACCCGCATTCATATTAAGATTGCCGTTAACTACTAAGTTAGTGAATGTAGATGTACCAGAACCTGCTGTTACGTTACCAGTTAGATTACCAGTGACGTTACCTGTTACATTTCCTGTATGTACCCCTGCCGTGTTACCAGTTACGTTACCAGTAATATTACCTGTGATACCACCTGATGAAGTCAGTGTAGTAAATGCACCAGTAGATGCAGATGATGCACCTATTGTAGAACCGTCTATAGAGCCACCATTAATGTCTGCAGTAGCTAGGGTAGCTTGGCCTGACGTAGACAGCGTTGTGAAGCTACCTGCGGCTGTTGCAGAAGCACCTATAACAGTACCATCTATATTACCACCGTTAATGTCTACAGAAGTAAGTGTTGATGTACCTGATGCACCTAGTGTAGTGAATGAGCCTGTGCTTGGGGTAGTTGCACCTAGTGCAGCTCCATCTATCGTACCACCATTAATATCGGCTGTAGCGGCTACTAAAGAAGTATTAGCATTAAGTGTCGTAAATGTACCTGCCGCTGGTGTAGCTGAACCAATAACAGCATTATCAATAGCACCTGAGTTTAGGTCTACGGATGTAATAGTTGTAGTGCCTGTAAGTGTTGATGTACCTGTAACAGATAAGTTATTGTTTAGTGTAGCACTTGTAAATGTAGCAGTTGTAGGTGTTGAAGCACCTAAGATAGTTCCATCAATATTACCTGCATTAATATCTACAGTAGCTAGTGTGGCTGTACCTTGTAAGTGTAAGTCTTTAAACTTAGCTGAGCTTGAACCTAAGTCAATATCATTAGTTGTAACTGGAAGTATAACACCGTCTTGGAAACGTACTTGTTCTACAGCGGCTGAGGATACTTCTACGAATACACCAACTGTATTGTTGTTAGTGTTTATAACAACTTTGTTTAATGCATCAACATCACCGATAAGAGGAATGTAACCACCTTCACCTGTTGAGCCATCGTGCTTGTGTCCACTTGATACAGCAAATGCATCACGGAGTTTGTTATACTCAGCGTTAATAGGTGCTGCACGAAGTGTAGCTGTTGGTATTATGTCTGCTAAAGACTGTCTTACGTAACCTGCCAAAGTATCATCTCCTGTCGGCTGTCTCATACGTCAAGGCTACTGCCTGTATAGTATGACTTGCGTTTGTATTATTTGTAACGTAGTTCACTGAAACAGAATTACCTGATCCTGATATATTGGTAAGAGTTTTAGGTGATGGATTACCATCGTAAATACCACCTGCTCCATATATAGCTGTGCCATACACTGAAGCTGCACCCTCTGTAGTAAATTCGTAGTTGGTTGGGTTAATTGTATTTATATCATCATAGTCATAAGATACACCAACAAATACTTCTGTATTACCCTCAGACTTAAGATATGTATTTACTTTGTGTACTACTTTACGTACCTCTGGGTCTTGCATGTAAAAGTAAGGGGTTTGATATAAACTAAATATATCTTGTCCACCAAAACTATTACCTTTTTCTTGTCGATGTACTTTACCAGAACTATCGCCATGTATTACATGTTCAAACTGCCCTATATACCCACTATCAACACAGTTAGCTTCTATACCGACCAACTGGCTATATTCAAAAACACTCTGTTTATTCTGACTTTTACGTATACCGCCTATTAAAGACAAAGATGATTCATTTTTAAAGAAGAATCTAAACTGTGACTTTTTCCTAAGTACAACTATAGAAATATCTACAATCTGTTCTGATAAATAGTAGTTATCGAAGATAGACTGTATTTCTTTAGACACAGTAGCAAGCTCAACATCACCAATTTTATCAGTACCAGAAATAGGACGTATACCGTCAGGGCCTAAGAAAAGTAAGTCACCACCAAATTCTACAACAGAATCAGGGGCAAGGCAACCCATATTCGATGTTACATTTTCTAATACAAAATTAGATATGTTGTTACCAATTAATCTTTTTATATTGTTAGCACCAAAGATATAAAGTTGATTACGAAACTTTTTGATAGCTGTTATAGTGTAACCTACATTAATAACACCAGCACCGTTAGCAGGGTTAAAGTCAGAATAATTAAGAGGAGAACTAAAGTATAAACTAGATGATTCAGAAGAATCACCACAAAGAAATAAATGAGAAGAAAACTCTTCTGAATACTTAGGGTTGTTTGGAGCTTGTGCGTGTGTTATTTGTGTGTATGTAGTACCATTATATGCAGCTGCAGGATTTATACCATCAGTAAGGATTAATATTTCACCTGACCAGTTAAAGCTAGTAAACCTTATTTTACTAACATTAGTCATACTAGGATTACCAGCCTCAGGTATAGCTACCCAAGAGTCATTTGAATCCTGCCACCTATACAAGTAATCATGGCCAGTTGTAGGTTTTCTACATGCAAATATACCATCATGTAAGTTACCATTAACAGCTACACCTAGTACAGGGCCAGTTCCAGGAACAGTACCATAGTCATTAGTATAACCACTTATACGACGATACCCACCCGAAAGGGCAGGTTCGTAATTAATCATACGTATAGCACTACCAGACAAACCAGAGGCTTGTGTTAAGGGATCAACATTAGTGATCAACCCTCCAGTACAAACCGATAGGTATGTATTTAGTTTATCAGCCATTTAACTAAAACTCTTAGTTGTAGCATTAGAACCTTTTAATAGTACAGTAGATAAGATAGAATCTTTACTATCTACAACAAGCCTTTTCATAGACTTTATTCCTACTTTAAATTTATCTTTGTGTAATTGTGCAGACTGTTCATTAGACCTAAAGTACATAAGGTACATCATTGCACCATCGATTATAATATGTTTAAACCTATCAGGTATAATACAAACATCAGAGCTTAATACTAAATCATTTGGAAACTTCCAGTATTTGTACTCAACAACATAAGCTGTATCGGGTACTGGAGTAACACCAAACTTTTCTTCTTGAGTCTTGTAAACATTTAAGGGTTTAGTGTAACCATCCAAACCAGAAGTGTCATCACCAGCTCTACGATTTGATAGGTACTCATCGTATGATAGTGGTTTTAAAACACCTGGGTCTGTTGTGTTTGTGTTCTTTAAATAAAAAGATTCCCAATCAGCTTTTGAATAGTCTGAAGGGAAATCGTAAGTCTTCGTACCTACTGATAGTGTTTGTTCATAGGTTACTAACGTGAAGGGCC